CGCTCGCCGAGTTCTCCGTCGCGGTGCCGGTGAGCGACACGGAGAACCCGCTGCCCCCACCGCCCGTCGCGTTGCGAACGAATGCCGTGACCGTCTCGCCACCGGAAGGCGCCTCGGTGCGCTGGAGGAACAGCGTCTTCACCGTGTACGACGCCCCGGCAGGCACGAGGATCAAGTCATATTCGAACAACCCGGCTACGTAGCCGGGAAAGGTCGCGATGGGGATGCGTTCGCCCATGAGCTAGCCAGACCTCGCTTTTCCGCCGCGCCGCATTCGGTCGTGACCTCGCGTGGCGATCCGGTGCGCGCGTCGGCGCGCTTCCTTCGCCTTCGGGTCGCGCTCGTCAATACGACGGTCCAAGACTTCGCGAGCCTTCCGCGCCGTTTTTCTTGCTTCGAGGTTCTTCATGGTTCCCCGGAGTGGGTGAGGGCACCCGAAGGCGCCCCCCCCCGCGGTGGGTCAGGCTAGACCGTGGTCAGGCCAGACATCTGCTTCAGAGCGACGGAATCCACCATGTTCCCGTCGATCCGCTCGGTGAACTTGAACTGCACCAGATCGCTGGCGAAGTCCGCATGCTCGCTCGTCGCAGCCGTGATCCCCTGCCGACGTGCGAACACGTAGCCCGTGGGATCTCCGAAGATGAGCGTCCCGCTCGCGAGCGGAACCTCGTAGACCGGCTTGTTGTAGAGCGAACCGATTGCACCGGGCACGTCTGTGATCGCGTTGACCTGCTGATTCGGGAATCGCAGGATGGGAAGGTTGTTCCCGTCGAGCAACTTCGAGAGCAGGGTCAACGTCGTGCCGTCACCCAACCACACGGCATTCGTGCGATAGGTCTTCCCCAGGGCGAAATAGAGCGTCACGATGTCCGCGTAGGACAGGGTGCCGCTCACTGCTTCGTCCACGTTGCCGCCGGAAATCGCCGCCGAGATGTTCGGCGCCGTTCCGTTCGACGTGCAGATCTGGGTGTCTTCCAGCGCACCGATTGACGTTCCCGCACGCTGAGCCAGCAGGCTCACCATGTTGAACGCTGCGTCCGCGAGTGCCTCGATGGAGATCTTCGCGAACGCCTGCGCCTTTTGCGCCTTGAGCATGACGCTCGCGAACGTGGGGCCGGCTTCGTCCGAGGTCGAACCTTCGGCGACCATCTCGGTCGTGAAAGCCGATGCCGTCGGCACCCGGAGCGTCCCGCTCGTGAGGGTCAAGTTCTGCACGACACCCGGAAGGACCGAGGCGTTGTCCCGCGCGATGGAGATCACCGCAGCGAGCGGCTGCGGCAGCAACGAGCCCGCCGTGCCGTCCAGAATCGCCGTCGGGTCGGACGCATCGAGCGCACCTTCGAGGTAGCTCGTCACGGCACGCTCTCCGACGATTGCGTGCGCCTTGTCGCGTGCAACCTGCTGACGCGACCTGTCCCGCGTCACCATCCCGCGGAGAAATTCCGCGTTCCAGTGGTCGAGGTCCGCGTTGCGATAGTCCGAGAGGTTCGGCTGGTCGCGGTGCAGTCTCGAGTAGAGCGGGTCGGTCGGTTGGTTGCGCGAGACGATCGGTCCCGGCTCCGAAGCGTCGCCGCTCGGGGTCGGGTCGATGCGCTCTGCGATGGTCCGATCCGGCTTCGCGAGTGCGGCCAGGGTGCTCTTGACCGCTTCGCGCTGGCGCGCGTCGCGTGCGTCGAGCACTTCGCCGATGATCGCGGCGAGGCCGGGATCGACCTGGGAATCCTCCACCGGATCGACCGGCGGGTTCGTGATTTCTTCTGCCATTTCTAAACCTTTCCGAGTTGCTTCACAATGAGCGACTCCAGTTCCGCCTGGAACGCGGTGTCGCGCTTTTGCATCGCGACCCCCAGCGCTTCGGCGACGTCCCCCGGATTCCACCGGGTTCCCTTTTGACCCGCAGGCATCGGGTCGGCTTCCGGTTCCGCGTCCGGTTCCGGCGCGGGTTCGTCCCGCCTTTGGTCCGCGTCCATCGCGATCACGACGTCGGCGGGTAGAAAAAACTTCCGGCCACCCAGAACGATGGCTTCGAAATCTTCGCAGTCGGTGTCGTCCACCACTGCATTCAGCACGTCGGCCACCGAGGCACCCTCGGCCACGGACGTCCGCGATAGCGTTCGCACTTCGGCGAGCATCGCGGAGATCCTGTCCTCGGAGGTGGGGACGTCGGCGAAACTTCGCCAGAACTCCCGCACCTCGCCATCCGTCTCGATGGCGCGTCCGATGAGTGCCTGCGGGTCTGCACCGATTGCCACGATGGAACCCTCGAGTGCGCGCCACTCGGGGAAGAACGACCCCCAGCGGCGCGGCGAATCGGTCGGCTCGCTTTCCGCGTCCACGAAATAGGGGTGGTCCGAGGGCAGGTTCGTGCGGCGAATCGGGGGCGCCCCACCGGGCACCGTGTCCCACCGAATCGAAACCCCATCGACGTGTCCCGCTGAGATCATGTGGGCTAGGTCGCGGCGGATTTCGCTCCTGGGGCCGTCCATTTCGATCTGGCCCACCGCCTCGAGTCGCGGCGGCGAGTCCTTCGAGCGCTTCCGAAAAGCGGAAATGCTGCCAGCCTGCTCGACGGGATCGTTCGCGTGGGACACGAGAAGCGGCATCCTCTCGGGGAGCTTGCCGCCGTCGATCCGCAGGATGTGACCGTCGCTCGCCTCCCCTTCGGTGGCTAGCGTCATGTGGAACGTCCCGTCTTGCGGGTCTAGTGTGTCGATCCGCGTGCTTCGCGTTCGCTCATCCATCGGGCTACTCCCCTCGAACCGGTGTCAAAAAACACCGACAGTTGATCGTGTTCGCAGCGGACAGAAGACCTCCGCCGACTCCGAGCCTGGGACCGTCGGCGAGTTCACCGTCGCCGAGTTCAAACGGAACACCGGCGGCGCGAACTTGGCCCTCGGCGGTGATGTGGGAATCGCGCACGGCATCGTCGAGGCTCGTGTTCCAGCGATACCGCGCCACCCCGGCGACCTTGAAACCTTCCAACGTCGCGCGACTGCTCGCCTTGAGCGTCTCGGTTCGTGCAATCGTCCGCGCGTGGCTCTTGCGCCGCTCCCGCATGACCCCGCGAATGCGCGCAGCGATTGTGTCTACACCTTCCCCGGCATCCGATCCCGCCTGGATCGCATCCGACACGAGCGAGCGGGTCGTCTCGTTGACGTGCTTAATCATTTTGGCGCCGTCTTGAACAATCGCGTTTCGCATTGAGTCGGTGAACGTGAAGTCCTCAATCCCGAAACCCGAGAGGGTTTCCGCCATGATTCCCAGGAACGCACGCTCTCGGATCGGCTCCGTGTGGAGGCGGAACAGTTGCCGCCAGAGTTCCTCGTCGATCAGCAGGGACGGGTCTTCGATCCGGCTCCGCCGTTCCTTGAGCACTGACACGACCTGGGACTCTTGCTCTCGGAAGACCTGGCGCACCGCGCGCAGGAACACCGGGAGCCACCTCCGCTCCTGGGCAAGTTGTCGGAGCCAGCAGGCGCGCGGGTCGAAGTATTCAGTCGACCTCTGGTGGGATCGTTCCCCGTTCTCGTCATCTTCGGCCACCTCGTCCGTGAACGGTGCGAACTCGAACGCCTCGCCCGTGTAGGGTGTCTCTCCGATCTTGCCCACGGGTTCCTCGCCCCAGGGCACCGGGTCGAGTCCGCGATCCTCTCGAGTCTGGTTGATCGAGCGCACCTTGCGGTCGAGGTCGCTCTGCTCTTGAGCGAGGACGTGGTTTTTGTCCTCTGCGACGAATGGCTCGAACTGGACGAAGAGAGACGGGTCGAAGTCCGGCGCGAGCTTGAGCGTCAGAGCATCGGCTATCAGGTCGGCAATCGGCTTGACCGTCTGCCGGTCGAACACCCAAGCGTTCGTCTCAGCCGATGAACGGTCCCCGCTCACAACTTGACCGAGCACGGAACGCGCAACGCCGAACGAGAGGAGCAACTCGTCGCGCCAGAACTCCAGCAGGGGGGTCACATCGGCCCCGCTTTGCGCCGCCATCTGGATCAGCTTGTAGGCGGTGGGGATGATTCCGGGGGCACCCTTCGCCGCGCCGCTTCGGCTGGAATAAAGCTGATTCCATAGCGTTCGGAATCGTTCAGCCTGATCGGCGTCGAACGTCTGCGCGCCTTCCTGCGGTTCGAGCGCGGTCTTCGGCGTTGCGTCGTGCTCGTAGTGTCTCCGAAGGTGCTGCTCTGCGAACTTCATCGCGTCCGCAGTGATCGCGGACGGACCGAGATAGCCCTCGGAGTTCCAGAACCCTTGCGGGTCTGGCAGATAGAACCGGACGACGACATCGGACGGCAACCGCTCGATGCGCCCCGATCCAGACTGCACGTTGTACCCGGTGACGACCCCACCGGAATACTGCGGGGTAACATTCTGCGGCAGCATCGGGTGCAACTCCGCAGGCACCCCCAGCATGGAACCGACTTTCAGCCAGTACGCCTCGCCGACGGTCACGATGTACTGCGCGGTGAGCCGCAGCAGTTGGCTCATCGTCAGATCCGGGTGCGGTCTTGCGAGCAGCATCGCGAGCGGGTGGTCGTCTAGGATCTCGTCTACAAGTGTCCCGTCCATCGAACGGTGCGACGTTTTGACCTGTAGATTCAGACTCCCGAGACGGGAAGCAATCGCGCGGGTCGCCGCGTCGGCGATCCCGATGCTCTCGCGGAGCAGTCTATCGTGTGATGGTTGGGAACTTCCGATCCCCCCGAAGACGACGCTCGACTCGGTGGTGGGGTGGAACCCGATGGGCGCGGTGCCTGCGCGCACGGGTTGCGGTCGATACGTGTCCCAGCGTGTCGTGCTCATGCGAACGCCTCCATCGCGCCGAGCACTTCCGCCGGCCCCATGCCCGCAGTCGTCAGGTCGGCGAGTGCTCCGCTCGAGGCATCGACCTGATCGTCGTGGCTTCCACCTGGGAACATCTCGAGTTCGCGCAAGTAGTCCTCGACCCAGGTTCCCCGCACGAGTGAGACGTTGCCCGCCTCCGCTTGAGAGGCGAGCGGATTGGACCGCACCACCTTGTCCCCGGTGCTCGGGACACTCTTGATGTCGAACCCGGCGAGTGCTTTCGACCAGTGGTGCGCCGCGATCTTCCCCGAGCTTCCGGGTTCCTGTTCGATGCGAACGGCGACGCCTGTTCCATCGAGACGAGCCTGCTGGATGACACGCGCCTCGACGGTCCCCGGCGACCCACGGAAGCGCACCACGTCCTCGATGCAGAACTCGCCTTGCGGGTTGCGCGACATGAGCACGCCAGCCGTCCAGTCGGGGTCTGCTCCTGGCCGAGCGGCGGTGGCTGCAAGATCCCACCGCCTGACTCGCCGGCCCTCGCTCGTGGGCGCGTCTTTCACCGTGAACCACTCCCGCTGGAACCGCGCGCCGGGTGGGCGCACATCCCATCGGCCCTCGAGCAACTGAGCGCGCTCGTAGGGGTGGAGTTGCTCGAGAGTCTCGGCATATGTCGCAGCGTCGAGGTGCGGGTTGTCGCCGAGTTTCGCGGGGATGTAGCGGCATCCATCGACGCCGGGGGCATCAATCGGGAAGCGCTCGCGCACCCAGTCGTGGCCGGACCCGCCTGGGTTCGACGTAGATCGCACGCGGAGCGGTACGGGGAAGCCCTCGACCCTGCGGAGCCTGGAGAGCAGATAGCGGTACTGCGTCTGAGAAAACTGGGTGAGTTCATCCCACGTGATGAACTGGTAACTCGGACCCTGGTGGTTGAACCGATCCGACTCGTGCTGCATGTGGGAGAAGCTCAGCGTGCCGCCACCCTTGAATCGCCACCGAGTCGGGTACCCGCTGATGGTGTCGAGTCCCTCGAACTGGGGATCGGGTGCTAGCCATTCCTGGGCGCGGGCGAGCAACCCGTCCTCGGGTGCCGACAACTGCGGGAACGTGCGGCGGAAGATCACGGCGGAATAGCCGGGAACGTCGATGAACTGGAGCGCTGCCATCAGCAGGAAGTCCGACTTGCCGCCGCCAGCGGCGCCCCCGTAGAGCAGTTCCCGCTCGTCAACGAGCGAGAGCGCGAGCCACTGCTTCGGGGTCGGACGATGCGGGCAGGCGGGCAAGTAGAGCGTGGGCAGGCTCACGGCAACCCCTCAAACAACGGGAACCGCGACCAGCGATTCTCCTTGAGCTTGGCGCGGCGCGCCTTCCACCGTCTCAACTCACGCAGGAAATCACCCCACTTCGCCGGATCGGTGGTCCCTTTGATCTGGTTGCAGGTACGGCAGCACCACCGCACGTTCGTTTCGTAATGCGGAGGCTTCTCGCGGTCCACTATGTCTAGGCTGATATCCCCTAGACCGTTTTCCGATGTGAACGCTTCCCGGCAATAGAGGCATTCGTGCTCCCCAGCCTGGGAAATATCGCGCGCCATGACGTCGATATCCCAACCGTAATCAGCCGCAAAATCCGCTGTTTTCTGCCCGTACTTTTTCGCGTGATTGCGAAGCGTTCGGCGTGCCTTTTCGCGAAATCGGTTGGCACGCTTCGCCTCGGTGCGCTCGGTGATCTCACATAGACGGCAGCGCGCTTTGAGGCCCGCTTGAGAGTTCGAATCTTGGACAACATATGTTGTCCAAGTTTCACTGCGGGGGGCCGAGTTGACGCGGAAAAACACCGCTTCGTAGGACTCGCCGCATTCGCGGCACTCGAATCGCGGCGCAGTCAATGGAGGTGCCCGCCGCCCTCGGCTATCGCCGCGATTTTCTTCTGCTCTTCCTCGGTGGGCACGAACTTGGGAGAGCGCGGTTCGGCGGCAACCGCGTGCTCGTGCTTCTGGACCGCCGGAAGAATGCGCTCGAGGGCGAGCCGCATCGCCCAGGGCGCCCCCGCCCTGGCCTCGTCGATCAGCCGCTCGATCAGGTGTTCAGATGCGGATCGGCCATCCTTCAACTCGACTTGAAGCAGGCGAGCGAGTTGCTTCTCGGCTTTTTGCCGATAAGTCTCGCCCTGCTTGCCGTCTGGGTTCAGCCTCGAACCCGGAAGGACGGTTCCGTTTTCTCGCCGCTCGACTGCCATCGAACCCCATCGGATCGTTTGCGATCTCCGACCGCATACCGAACCGCGAGGCAACTGTCAATATTTTGACA